GGACTACGATAAAGAATTTTCGTAAAACTCTAAACGCGCCAGTATCTTATCAGCAGTCGCCGCCCACGACCATTCCGAGTGCAAGATTCTTGCAGATTTTATTGCATACTTTTTAAAATCTTCATATTCATTAACAACATTTTCCATAAGGTCCATCAATTGCTGGAAGTCTGGACTTGCCCATTCACCAGTGTCGCAATCATACAAATGATCTTGCCAATCTGCTTTAATAAAAGTTGCTTCCAAAGGTATGCCATATTTTGCAAAATCTGCACAGCCAGTTAAATTTGTTACAATAGTCGGAAGCCCTGTTGCTATAGACTCAAATGGGATCATCCCAAAACCCTCGCCCATTGTTGGGTATATCATGCAATGACATTTATGATACAAAGCAACTAAATCAAGTGTGTCAAAATTTTCTGGTATAGAAATAATTTGAGGATGATAGGATGCGGGTACAAGTTTATCATTCAAATAAATCTCTGCTAAACAAAACTTGTTGTATTTTAATATAAGTCTAAAGTCATCATTGCCATCATAAAGCTCAAGAAAAGCATCAACAGCCATTTGTGCATTTTTTCTCTTAGAGTCCCCGCCCACATGCAGGAAGTTGAACCGACCTGTTAATTCTCTGTCGATAATGGAAAACTCTTCAGAGATACCGTGAGGGATAGTGAACACATTGGCATTAACATTGTTCTTAATATAAACATCTTTAATAAAATCAGATGTTGCCCAGATTTCATCACACCTTCGCATATTATCCACCCAATGCGGAGGAATCTTGGTAGACTCCCATGGTGTATACCCAATATTATATTTTGACTTTATCTGGTAATAAGTCGGCGGACAAAAATTAACATGGTAAGGGATATCTTCCCTGTTATAGAACACAGCGCACTCTTTAGCCTGCAAAGCTTTAATTGTGGATATTGCTGCATTATAGTAACCCTGGCTGTACCAGGTGTCCCCAGACGCATCTTGATGATTAAGACTAAACCAACTAATTTTTTTCATTGAAGGTGTTACTCTTTCTCATTTTCAAGTACCGTTGAGTTCGATGACATAGAGAGACAGTTTACACCTTTTTTAATCAAGTCGTTAGCAGTTTCTTCAGAAATTTCTAAACTGATGGGCATATTTGTAAATACGCACCGAGTTGCTGCAATATAGAAATCATCAAATTTCATGACGCTAATATGATCCGGGTCAATAATCGCAGCCGGTCCATAGTCATCAGATTCTACAATTGCGATGATTTGCATAGTACTACCATATCACTTTTCTTGTTATCTGAACACCTAGTATGCTTAGTATACTTAGTATGCTAAGTATATTAAGTATATATAGTTTATAAGTATTAGTAGTATACTAGTATGCTGGTACGCCTTGCATGCGTAAGCATACCATCTTTTTGCAAAAAATGTATTAAGAAATAGAAAAAAAATAAAAATTCCTGGTATGATCTACCCATGACAAATTTCTTTTTTTGGTTTGTGTGGACTGCGGTTTCTGCGATAGGTGTAAAATACTCCACAAACATCCTTCTGGAAAGAGAAATAACTTTTACATCCAGCATACTAATAATGCTAGTATACCAGTGGATTAGGTTTATCAAACCACCTGAAAAGAAAGCTGAAAAGAAAGTTGAAAGAGTGCAGGCAAAATTACCACCTCCAAGAATTAATAAGAAAAGACATAGATGAGAATAACTAGCTATAACTCTGATATAAATCTAGAGGATATTGAGTCTCTCCAGATTATTGTTAAGGCAGTGCCTTTTGAAGAAACTTTTGTTCCAGCTTTTGTTATAATGTCACCGGATGACAAATACCCTATGTCAATTGAAGAACTTAATGCTTTAATGGATGGTATAGAAATTGCAAGAAACAAAATAGATGAAGTCATTACTTATATTCTAAGAAAGAAAATAATTAATGATGATGGAGATGATCGATATGATTTTGGGACAAGTAATTAAAGACTTTCCGTATCCGGTAAGAACATGCCCCTACTGCAATAAAAACTTAACTGTGGTTAATGCCGTTCACTGGCACCAAGACAGGTATCAATATAAAGCATTATACTTTTGTAGCAACGGCTCCTGCCCTGTATACGATGAAGGTGCAAAGAAAGCTTACGCAAGAATTGTCTATTCATCAGAAGACGCTGCCGCCTATTTTTGGCGGGTGGAGATACCAGTTCAGCGTTGGAATCAGGCTGATGTTGTGAGTATTTATCAATAATATGATAAGATATTAAATCATGCCTATTCGTTCATGTTCAGACGGAAACAACCCCGGCTACAAATGGGGAGATAGTGGTAAATGCTACACCTACACTACAGGCGATCAGCAATCGATGGAAGCCGCAAAAGCAAAAGCTCAAATGCAGGGCGTTGCTGCAAGAGTTAGCGGTTATGAAGAAAAGGTAAATGAAGTAACGACTAGTTCGATGGGTTCAGGGATTAAGAATCCTCAGCAAGGATATAAGCCAAAGAAAAAAAAGAAAAAAGAAGATTTTGGGAAAAGTCTTGATCAATGGTTTAAAGAAAGATGGGTGGACATATCCCGACCAAAAGCTGGCGGTGGTTTTGAACCATGCGGCAGAGCAGACGCTGAGTCAGGGAAGTACCCAAAGTGTGTACCTGCCGCTCGTGCTGCAAGAATGACACCCGCACAGATTGCTTCAGCAGTTAGGCGTAAGCGCACGGCTGAGTCATCCCAGACGAGGCAGGGCAAGAAGCCTATTAATGTTTCAACAGATGTTGAGAAAGCATCTCGTAATGTTCCAACCAACCCGTCTCTTTACGCCCGAGTCAAAGCGGAGGCTAAAGCAAAATTTGATGTCTACCCTTCAGCCTATGCAAATGCATGGCTCGTCCGTGAATATAAAAAACGAGGCGGCGGTTATAGGACTGTGAACAAGTCCGAGGAGTTTGTGAATAAGATTGCAGATGACCTTGACGAGCAAGAAGCAGTCTTGGCTGATATGCTGATAGCAATCACTCGCCGGTACGGCAAGTTTAACGAAGACGAAACCGGGGTTTGGGCTGGCTACGATTCCCCGGATGAAAATGATGTAGCTGACATCGGAGTCAAATGTTCTAATTGCGTTTTATATGAAGGCGAAGGGGTATGCAAGATACTCGCACAAAAAGTTGAGGAAGAAGGCAAGTGCAGATTTGCCATCATCCCAGACGGCGTAGTTGAGCCAGAAGAAGATGATGAGGAAGACGATGAAGAAGCCATTATGAGCTATATTATAAACAGGGTTAAAGAATATTTAATGTGATATGCTTATAAGCATATCTTTGATATAAGGAGAGTTTATGAAATTTATTAGTATCCCCGTGGATAGTGCTGAAACAATGATTAATCAGCATTCATTCCTCAAAAGCAAGAACGAAGAAATGGCAAAAGCTGCTTTTACACAAATGAAAGAATTTGTTGAAGCCGCCGCTTACCACCAGCAACAAATTGATGTACTTGGAAAAGCAGTTAAGGATGTCACTTTTATGTTGACAGAAACAAAAACAACTCTTTCAGGTAGCGACAGTGGTTCAACAAGTGAAGGCACTTCACCAACCCCATCACCATCCACATCGTTCGGTGATGGCGATCCAGAAAAGGTTGCTGTTCGCAAAGCAGACTTGATTAATTCACTTAAGGCTCATGAAAGCCAGTTCGGTTCGTTTGACATTAATGTCGATGTAATCGCTGACTTCTTGATGGCTAAGTAATTTATGGAAGCAGTTATTGTAGCAACCATTGCCGCTGTAGGTGGAATACTTGCAGCACTAGTCCAGATGAGCAGGAAAGAGAATAAAGCAGATCATGGTGTCGTAGCTCTTTTGCTAAAAGACTTGCATGAAGATGTTAAAGATGTTGACACTAAACTTGAAAAACATATTGATTGGCATGCAGATAAAGTTATTGCAAAAAAAGTAGTAAAACCAGCAACTGTTAAAAAATAAATTTAAACGAGCGCTTCTAGGCTTATAGTATTCCGAAAGGTTATTGTAGGTGCATTGAGGCGCTCGTTTTTTATTTTAAAAAACTTTGACTCCCCGTTGATTTCGTTTTCTAAAAATGCTAATATGACTACACCGAGAGAAAGGCTGGATATGTCAGAAGAAAACATTCACGAAGAAGAACCTGGATTTACAGCGACAAAAGAGTTTGATGCTATTTTTAATAAACTAATTGCATCAGTTCCTGTGTCTAACCAGAGAGAAGCTGCTTCTGTCATATATGGTCATTACAAAGGTTGGGCTCCATCAAAGACCATCAAGTATTACAACATTGATGAAGAAATATATTCAACATACGCTGAATTTTTTAAATTCACAGAAAAGGTGGTAAATAAAATGGCTGGAAGAAAATCTAAGCAAGACAACATTGTTAACTTTCTTAACGGAAATGTAGGGAAAGTTGTTACACCTGTGCAATTAGCTACAGATGTACAAATCTCACTCCCGACTTTTTATAATTTTTATAATGCGAATCGTTCTTACTTTAAGAAAGTAAAGCGTGGACACTTTGAAATTATTGATCCTAAAGTTGAGCGAGCAAATAGCTAACTATGGAAAAAACAATGGTTGTGCGAAATACAAAGTCATGGGAATTTTGTGCGGAAGAAGCCGTAAGAGATTTGTTTTGGTTTGTAGATAGGTTTGACATAACTCGCATGACCATGGAGTGCGGTACTTCTCAGAATTCACGAATGAGTAATCCTTATTGGAAGAATCTCAGAATTGACCTGTCAGATAATCATATTGATAACATTAAAAAAATTATTGATTGGTGCATTGATAACAAGACATGGGAGAGCGACCCGCACTATTTTGTAAATAAAAGTGAAGATGAGTTAATGCATTGCCGGCAGTACCATAGTTGGTTATGGTCAATGATTGGTGCTGTCGGTTTGCATTACTGCAAAGTAAATGGTATTTCTTTAAATCAAAAAATGCTTTCTTCTACTTTAGTTAAAAAACAAAAAGATTACGGACCAAAAAATATTGAAAGATTTGGTCTAAACGGGCTAACAATCCGATTGCATGATAAAGTTGCAAGATTAGAGAATCTTTTATCTAAACCAAAAGGGGTTACAAATGCAGTCTCAGGTGAAAGCATTTATGATACATTGCTTGATATTGGCGGCTACTCTGCGATTGCACTAATGTGGATTCGTGGAGAATTCTTGCTACCAATGGAGAATGCATGAGCAACCAAGCATGGTCTTGGCTTCTTGCTACAATGGGAGTTGTCGGCATTTTTTTTGTTGGTAAAAAAAGATGGGAAGCATTTGTTTGGTTAATATGCGTAGAGTGTTTATGGACAGTGTTTGCAATTACTAGCAAACAGTATGGCTTTATATTTGGTTCTGTTTTTTATGGGATTGTATATGTAAATAATGTTTTTAAGTGGAGGAGAGATGACCGATAATTTTTATGACCCAGAAAAAAATTATAATCCCTGGGCAGTTGAGAAAAGTTTTGAAGACTGGCTGTTGTTAGGTATCCAGAATAATTGGATTAGTAAACCAGTGTGTTCTACCCATGATGGCATTCCGCAAAGTCGGGAAGAAGATGAAGAATGGGAAAATGGCGGAGACCCATGTATTTATGCACTTCGCCTGTATGTGAGCGAAGATGAAAAGAAGCTTGTAGAAGAAAATTCAGGTATTGTAAATGGCTAAGCAACCTGCTGTGTCTCAGGAAATGGATGTCTGGGTTGTTCGCTATGTTAACAAGCTAAAGAATATGATGGGGTTGTCTCATTGGACGATTCTTATGCAAGCAAAGCCCTGCAATGTGGATGCTCTTGGAGAAACAGAAGTGGTTCACGGTCAGCATTTAGCAAAAATGTATTTACATAAAGATTTTAGAAAAGATACCCCCGAGGATCTTCGGGCGACTATTGTTCATGAGTTGCTGCATTGTCATCTTGCAGTAATTGAAGAAGCTGTTGATGAAGTATTAAAGCCGGATCCTGAAGATGCTAAGAGCAAGGCGGTTCATAAAATGGTGCTATCGCTCATCCAATATGAAAATGAGCGGGTCATCGACTCTCTTTCAGAATCAATGGGAAAATGGCTTCCAACTCCTGATATGCCAAAGCCAAGGGTTAAGAAGAAGGCGG